ATATGAGCATCAGTACACTCGCTAACACCCCTCAGGCGGCCTCTCATGCTGTGGTCTACAATGCCAACTGCTGCTCCCAGCTCTTTGTAGGTATAGGTCTTGCCCTTGATAAGCCCCAAGTCAGTGCGATCACCAACCCACTTGATTTGTTTGGCTTGATTACTAATACAGGCTCTTGCGTCTGCGATAGTGTGCTTTCTTTCAAACTTTCTTTTTGCTATAGCCATATTATTCTCCTGGTTAATTTATATTAGTCAGCCCAACTGGTATCAGTGAGCTTTTTAGTTATGTCATGCTCGTCTTGCTTCTTACGAGTAGCTGCTGCTTTATCTCTTTGCTTCTCCCTTTCCTTCCTAGTCCAAGTCCTGATGGCAGACTTCCAACACTTCATCTTGTTCTTACCAATCATCCATCCCTTGCTCTCATAGAAGTCAATAAAACCCTGGGGATCTATGTTAGCACCAGTCCTATTACACTGATCTATGACCTCAGTTAAAGTGGGTGGAGTGAAACGACCCTTATTCATTGTATTATTAGTTGTAGTATTAGATGTATTATTAACTATTAACTTTTCTTCAATAGGGTCTTTAACTTTTCTTAAAGGGGTATTTAACTTTTCTTCAATAGGGTCTTTAACTAATCTTATATACCTATGTAAGATTTGTTTAGTACCCTCCGCATATTCCAGTTGGATGTTGATATAGCCACAATCCCTGAGCGCACTGATCCATTTACTGATTGAGGTCTTGCTTACATCATACAGGACAGCAAAGTAATCATTGCCAGCCCAGCAGTAACCCTTATCGTTACAAAGAGCAGTTATCTCGCCATACAGGAGCTTGGCGTTAGGGGTTAAGCTCTTATCGTATCTGACCGAAGCAGGGATAATCGCGTAGTAACCCTTATTCATATCACTCACCAGCAGCTACAAACTCACTTAGCTTTACGCCAAAGCAGTCTGCCCACATCTTCATGGTAGGGATGGATGCCCCTCTATGACCATTCATTACTAGACTAATGGTAGCCAGGTTCACACCAGACTGACGGTGTAGCTCGGCCTTAGTCATTTGCTCGCGCTCCATAAAATAAGACAATGCTTTAATAATATTCATGTGTTACCTCTCAGTTAATTGAGTTGCCATAGTAGCAATCGGTAAATTAATTTGCAATGGGTGTTGCAAACATATTTTGCATGGTGTAAATTAAAAGCTCAAACAACAGGAGATAAATATGTACTACCGCGATGAAGATCCCAACCGAACTGGTGATCCAGACCAGTATGATTACTTCCATAAGTTTATCGGTGACATCACTGGGCGTGATCCAGACCCTGACTTCTTTGTTAACTCTGAAGACCTACCTCCCATGGAGCAGTGGGAAATTGATGAGGCCAAGCGAGAGGCAGAAGAACGCCAGAAGCAGATCGACTACTTCTTGAAGCGCCAGATAAACCAGTTCGCTAAAAGCAGCGCACAGCGTGATGAGCTATATAAACAACATAACCTGGTGAAGTAAAATGGAAAAAGATATTGAGTTTTTGAATGACCTTGATCGCGGTGATTATGATTGCCGCAAAGGTTATCCACACAAAGAAGGGCAGTCACAAGCCTATGACATTGGATATGGCGCACGCTATGTCTTTGAGCAAATGCAATCAGCAGGAGAATATAACTAATGACTAATAAAAAATCCGTATGGGCAACACTGTCCGCAATCGACTGTTCAGACCACGTTGAGCAGAAAGGTAAGCTAACCTACCTGTCCTGGGCATGGGCCTGGCAGAAGCTGATGGAGAACTACCCAGACTCTACCTATGAGTATGCGGAGCCTTCATCCCTTGAGAACGGCACAGTTGAGGTGTCAGTATCTGTAACAGTACAGGGTGTAACTCACTCTATGTGGCTGCCAGTAATGGATAACCGCAACAAGTCTATCTCTAACCCAACCACCAGAGACATCAGTGATGCTCGTATGCGTTGCTTGGTTAAAGCTATAGCTATGCATGGCTTGGGTATCTACATCTATGCCGGTGAAGACCTACCAGAGTCAACCAAGACTGAGGTGGTCAGTGAAGAGCAGGCAGCTTGTATTAAAGATATGCTTGAGCAGTCAGAAGCAGACGTTAGGCAGTTCCTGAAATACTTCAAGACCGACTGTGTTGAAAATATGTTGGCAATACACTACAACAGAGCAATGGCAGCATTGCAAGCGAAGGTGAAGTAATGATCATCCTGGACGATGAGCAAGGTTCCCCTGAGTGGCTTGCCTCAAGACTGGGCAGGCCATCAGCCTCTAACTTTGGGAGACTAATTACTGGCAGTGGTAAGCCATCCAGTTCAGCAGCGTCTTACATTAATGAGATGATCGCTGAGAGATTGACTGGCCGGAGCAAACCGTTCTATACCAATGAGCATATGGAAAGGGGTAATGAGCTTGAGCCAGAAGCCAGAGAAGCATACGAGTTCATCACTGACACAGAGGTTGTTGAGACTGGTTTTATCCTGCATGACAGCCAGGAGTTCGGCTGCAGTCCTGATGGCTTAGTTGGAAGCGAAGGTGGACTTGAGATAAAATGTCCCTCAGATAGTGTTCACGTATCCTACCTAAGAGCAGGCAAAGTGCCAGCAAAATATTACCAGCAGGTGCAGGGCTGTATGTGGATAACAGGAAGGGAGTGGTGGGACTTTATGAGCTATCATCCAGAAATGCCACACCTCCTGGTAAGAGCAAGACGTAATGAGAAGTTTATTAAAGCGATGGCAGAGCAAGTGGAAGCCGCCGTCAAAACAATAGTAGAAGAAACGGAGAGACTAGTATGAAAGTTGGATTAAGCATTAAGTTGGACGTTACAAAGATTGACAAAGAACGACTGTTTGAGGGTGCCAAGGGTACATACCTAGACCTGACTACCTTTATTGATACTGCCGAGCAAGACCAGTACGAGAACAATGGCTTCGTATCCCAGTCAACAAGTGCCGAGGAACGTGAGCAGGGTGTAAAGACTCCTATCCTGGGCAATGTAAAGGTGTTCTTCACTGATGGTGCTGCTCCTGCGCAAGCTGCTGCCCCTGCTATTGATGAAGACATTCCATTTTAATAATGCGCTTAGTTAGAAATAGATTACAGACCCCTGATGGGAAGATTCTCGAAAGTAAACACTTGCATGATTATGTTGAACACAGAGACGCAAACGGCAATTTGTACTTCCTTGATGGTGGTCTGGACTATGCAAGATGTTCGGCCCATGGTGACGAGAACTATATGCAAGAGTGGGATAATGATCCGCACCCAGAGAAGACTGAGACACAGCTATGGTTCGATCTGATGGAAGAGTTCGAGTGATATATCATTGCTGATATAAAATCCATTAATATGTATCATTATATATCATCAAGGATAACGAGTATAATCGGCCCCGCTTCTACTACTGGGGGGTTCACCATGACCATCGCAATAATCGTTGTAATCTGTGGCCTAGCTGCGATTGCATACCAAGACATAGCCTCCTAACGGGGGCTTTTGTTTTTATGGAGTTTAAGTTTTGGTCAATATAGTTACCAATAGTACGCTAATTGAGCATTATATAAACCGGAGTAAGTTATGAAGCACATGATTATCCCCGACACACAAGTCAAACCAGGTAGTAGCCTAGAGCATTTGAGGTGGGCCGGACTGTATGCTGTCGAGAAGAAGCCAGACGTAATCATTCACATAGGTGATCACTGGGATATGCCCTCACTTTCTAGCTGGGATGTAGGAAAGAAATCCTTTGAAGGTCGCCGGTACAAGGATGACATTGAAGCAGGTATTGAGGGAATGCGAGAGTTTATGAAGCCCATATGGAAGGAGCAGGAGAGATTAAGGCGCAACAAAGAGAAGCAGTGGAGGCCTCGCCTAGTGTTTACGCTGGGGAACCATGAGCAGCGAATTGAGAGAGCCATTGAGTCTGACGCAAAGCTAGAGGGACTGATTAGTTATGAGGACTTAGAGCTGGATCACATGGGCTGGGAGGTCTATGACTTCCTTGAGGTCTGTGTCATTGATGGGATTGCATACTCTCACTACTTCACCAGTGGCATTATGGGTAGGCCAGTCAGCAGTGCCAAGCTGATGTTATCCAAGAAGCATATGAGCTGTGTAATGGGTCACGTTCAAGACAGAGATATAGCCTTTGCCAACAGAGCAGACATGAAGCCCATGATCGGATTGTTCGCCGGTATCTTCTACGTCCATGATGAGAACTACCTAACAGCCCAGACCAACAGTAGCTGGCGCGGTATATGGATGTTACATGAGGTCAACGATGGCCAGTGCGACGAGATGCCTGTATCCCTAAACTACTTGAGGAAGAAGTATGGACGCAACTAAGAACCAGGTGGGTGGTGATCACTACAAGACTGCCATCCAGCCAATCGAATACATCATGGCAAACAACTTAGACTTTTGCGAGGGTAACATTGTTAAGTACGCTACACGCTGGAGAAATAAGGGGGGTGTTGAAGACCTACGCAAGATCAAGCACTACTGTGACTTTTTGATAGAGCGTGAATTGAACCCCTAAACATGCTATAATCGGGGCATGAAAAAAGACAGCCTCTTAAAAAGAATCGGAGTCTCTGGGTACAACAAGCCCAAGAGAACACCTAACCATCCCACCAAGTCTCACGTTGTGGTAGCCAAGGAAGGCGATAAAGTAAAGACTATACGCTATGGTCAGCAAGGCGTGAGTGGTGCAGGCTCAAACCCCAAGACAGCCAAACAAAAGGCTCGTCGTAAATCCTTCAAAGCTCGTCACCGCAAGAACATCGCCAAGGGTAAGATGTCTGCTGCGTACTGGGCCAACAAATCTAAGTGGTGATCCCATGCCAATGGTAGGTAAGAAAAAATACGCATACACTCCTGCTGGTAAAGCAGCGGCAATGAAAGAAGCCAAGAAGACTGGCACGAAGATGTCTTATGGCAAGAAAAAGAAGTCGATGCTATCCAAATGAAGAAGTCCAGAGTAAACGAAGCCGGTAACTACACCAAGCCCACCATGCGTAAGAATCTCTTTGAAGCTATCA